CCAGGATGCTGATGTAATTGACTATGCAACAAGCGAAAATCCTGCAGAACACAAGTCCTCTAACTTGATTGAACTAGATAATGGACAGTATGCACTGTATCCAAACAACAGAATGCGTATTTTTGACAATAGTTTGACTCCTGTTGACCCCAAAATGCCTGATTTTAAGGTTTCAACACAGTATTATAGTGTTGAAAACGGTTATGAACGCCTTGGAATGGGGCGTGAGGACGAATATTTTTGGAAAACTGCAAAAGAACGCGAAAATTTACCCGAAAAAGAGGAAAAATGAGCACAAATCACGATTTTTTAGACAATTTAGCGAATCATCAGCACCAAAAGATGCTCCGTGAGATCGCAAATGATGATCAAACACCAAAAAAGACAGATTCTTTGAAAGAAACTGAAATTTTTGATGAAAATGGCGAAATGCTAGTCATTAAGCAAGTAAATCTTAATGAATTTTAGTCAGAAATGTCACATAAATAAAATATAATTCTAATATAAGGTTGGTCCATGCCCCTAGAGCGAGTTAGTCGCGGTTTTAAAGATGTAAGCATGTCATTTAAGGTTAATCCCTTGAACAGTGACCTGATTGCATTGAAAAATGCTAGTGCGATTTCTCGCTCAATTCGTAATATTGTGTTTACAACACCTGGAGAGAAGTTTTTTCAACCTACATTTGGGTCAAGGGTGTCTCAAATGCTCTTTGAGAACATGGATGAGATAACTTCACTCACAATACAAGATGAAATTGAAAACTCAATTCGCAGATTTGAACCTAGAGTGAATTTAAGGTCTGTCAGAGTAAACCCAGATTTTGATGGTAATCAATATGATGTTGTTATAACGTATCAAATTATTGGTGCGGATGTTTTAGAGCAACAACTAGAATTCGTTTTGCAACCAACAAGGTAAATGCCACTTCTAAACTTCAGTACTCTGGACTTTGACCAGATCAAAAATTCTCTAAGAGAAGTTCTTAGAACAAATACCGATTTTACGGATTATGACTTTGAGGGGTCTAATCTATCGAGTATTATTGATTTGCTTGCTTATAATACCTATATCAACTCATATAATGCAAATATGGTTGCAAATGAGGTGTTTATTGATAGTGCAACCTTAAGAGAGAATGTTGTTGCACTAGCGAAGAATATTGGATATACCCCAAAGTCAAGGAAAGCATCTAGGGCAGTTGTTGATTTCTTTGTTGACCTTGATGATTTATCAGCAGCACCTCCATCCGTCACTTTAAAAGCAGGACCAGTAGCTGCAACTACAAATCAGTTTGGAAATCAGTCTTATGTTTTTAATATTTTAGAGGATACAACAGTTCCTGTATTTGATAGAAGAGCAATATTTGAAAATTTAGAAGTTATTGAAGGAACAAAGATAACTCAGAGTTACACATATTCATCACAAAATAAAAACCAAAGATTCCTTCTTAATAACGCAGGAGTTGACACTGATACAATATTAGTTCAGGTAAAACCATCAGATACCTCAACAATTAAATTAAAGTATGATTTAACAAATAGTTTAATTGATCAAAAAGTTAATGATGTTATAAATGGATCTTCTACTATTTTCTTTTTACAAGAAGTAGAGGATGAAAGATATGAAGTTATTTTTGGTGATGGAATTTTTGGTAGAGCACTTGAAGATGGAAATGTTGTAGAAATTTCTTACTTAGTTTGTGATGGTCCAAACGCTAACAGAATTAGTGATTTTAATTTTAGCGGTAGATTAGTTTATTTGCAAGATTCTGTAGAAAATACCATCACCGGGGGTATTTCCCTTATTTCTGCTCAAGGACCCTCTACAGGCGGTTCTGCGATAGAGAGCGTTGCTTCTATTAAGAAGTATGCACCTCAGGTATATGGCACCCAGGATCGTGCAATAACAGCAAATGATTATGAAGTTCTTATTCCAAACAAAATTTACCCAGAAGCAGAATCAATATCAGTTTTTGGTGGAGAAGAATTAGTTCCTCCTAGATTTGGAAAAGTTTTTATTAGTATCAAACCAAGAAACGGTGATTTTGTTTCTCAAGGTATTAAAGAAAATATAAAAAGAGAATTAAGAAAATATTCTGTCACAGGTATTGTCCCTGAGATATTAGATTTGAAATATCTGTATATTATTACTGATAGTAAGGTTTATTATAATTCAAGGAAAATTACAGACGTTGCTGCAGTTTCTTCTACAGTTCAAAATAATATTCAAGCATATGCGGACTCGTCAGAATTAAATAAATATGGTACTAGATTCAAATACAGTAAATTTTTAGGTATTATTGATCAAAGTCACGAATCAATTACATCTAATCTTACTTCTGTCCAAATGAGGAGAGATTTGAGAGTTGCAACTAATCAATTTGCGGAATATGCAATTGATTTTGGCAATCATATGCACGTTCAATCAATGAACGGATATAACATAAAATCCAGTCCTTTTAAGGTGCTAGATATAACAGATGATGTTTATCTTTTCGACGAACCAAATGATACCAAGACTGGCACTATATCATTATACTCTTTGCAAGGACCAGGATCAACAACACCTGTTGTGAGAAGAAGAAACGTCGGTGCAATTAATTACATGACAGGACGGATAACTTTGAACCCGATCAATATTGTATCTGGTAAAGACAAAGACGGGATTCAAATCATGGAAATTTTTGCAGTTCCTCACTCAAACGATGTAATTGGTTTGCAAGATCTGTATTTGCAGTTGGATACTTCTAATGTTCAAATGATTGTTGATGATATTTCTTCTGGCACTGACCCATCAGGATCAACTTACAGGAGTTCATCAAGTTATGTCGATGTTAATAATAACCCATATTAATAATAAATTTTTGTAAGAGAATAAAATGCCGAAGAATACTGTAAAATCTCGCCACTTCATTGGAAGTCAATTAGCAGCATACATCAAAGATGAGTTTCCTCTGATTGATGAATTTTTCTCGCAGTATTATAATGGGTTAGATTTTCAAGGTGGGACAGTAGATTTAATTAATAATATTGATTCTTACTTAAAGTTAAGTGAGAATGCTAATACTATTAGCGAATCTCAATTAGCAGCTGACATAGACGATACTCAAGATTTCCTTGATTTATACAATGCAGACGGATTTCCAAATCAGTTTGGAATTGTACAAGTAGATGATGAAATAATGGTCTACCAATTGAAAATTGGTAACAGACTGTTGTATCTTAGTAGAGGATTTACTGGAGTATCTTCATACGATACGGGAAATGATACAGAAGAGTTAACATATTCATCAACTGAAGCAGTTAGTCATTCATTTCAGACTCCTGTAAAAAATCTTAGTGTTTTATTTTTACAAGAGTTTTTAAAAAGAATAAAAGCTCAACTTTTACCTGGTCTTCAAACAGAAAATTTATCCACTGGATTAAATCAAGCTCAATTCATTAGACAATCTAGAGATTTATATTCTACAAGAGGAACTGAGTCTTCCTTTAAAATTTTATTCAAAGCATTATATAATGATCAAATAGAATTAATAAGACCCCAAGATAATTTAATTAGTCCATCTGATGCACAATTTCAACTTACAAGAGATCTGATTGTTGAGGCACAGGAGGGTAACCCAGAAAATTTAATTAATGCTACTTTATTCCAAGATGAAACTGGAAGTATTGGTAGAGCATATGCTCCAATATCTCACGTTGAAAGAGTATCTGTAGGAGTTTTAACTGACGCTTATTATAAAATAAGTCTTGATTCCTCATTTAGTGGATTCGATGGATCATCAAATCTTTTGTATGGTGATTTTTCAACTCATGCAAAAACAAGTGCTATTGATTCTGTCGGTGTTGGTCAAACTTATATTGATGTAGACTCTACAGTAGGATTTCAAAAATCTGGTTCTCTTTTAATTAAATTTGAAGATGGAACCAGTGGTATTGTAACATATACCGATAAAGTTAATACTCAATTTTTAGGTATTAGTACAAACAATATAACAAGGATAATCCCAGACAAAACTATCATAGACCAGAATGCATTCGCATATGGATATGACCCAGACACCCAAGAAGATCAAGGGATTAAAGTAAAAATTAGATCAGTTTTACAAAATCTTCAAAAACCAACAGATGCTTATTATCAGTTAGAAAATACAAAAATTAAAATTAAATCTTTAGGAAAAATTTCTTCAGATTTAAAATCTAATAACTGGTTTTTTAATACTGCACAATACTATGATGTGCAGTCACTTACTTTGGAAGATGCAAGCAATGATATCTACAAATTAATCACAAAAGATGATCATATCTTTAGAATAGGAGATCTTGTAGAATTAACTGATCTTAGTAACTTAAAAACTCCCAATGATTTAGTTGTTACTGATGTTTTTAGTTCTAAAGAATTATTGATCAGAGGAAGTGGAATACGAGATATAACAAGAATTGTAAAGGCGTCCAAGAGAATAACAAAGTTTAGATCAGATTTATATTCAAGCGTATCAACATTTAATGCGAATGTTAATAACGTTTATGTTAAAGATGATAAAGTCTTAGTATCTACAAATAGTCTACCATCTTACCTTGATACAAAAGTAAATCCAAAGAATCAAAGATTCTTTATCAATGGAACTTATCGCTTAGGTGATGAAATTGTACAAGTTACCTCAGGTATTGATCACAATTTCTTTACTGGTGATGTCATTTACTATACACCAGAAAAAGTCGTTACTGAGATTACTCAACCAAACGGAGAGGTAATTTTTAGTGAGCAGATTGATAGTTTTCTTTTTACAGAAGGTAGATATATTGTACAAAGAGTTGATGAAAATAGAATTAAGCTTGCTAAGAGTGCATCAAATCTATATGCAGGGAAATTTGAATCAGTAACTCCTCCTGGTGGAACAGATTCTATTGTTATTACTAATAATACAATAGAAAGGGAAGATGTTAAAGGAAAAGAACTTGAAGCTCAAAGAATATACAGAGAAGTATCTACCCCTGTTGTAGAACCAAATATCACAAGAAATGATCATACTTATTCTGGTATTTTTATCAATGGTGTTGAAATATTAAATTACAAAACAAAAGATTTTGTTTATTATGGTCAATTAAATTCTATTGATGTATCTTCTGGTGGTTCTGACTATGATGTTATAAATCCTCCTGCTGTACATATTGAAGATTCTGTTGGATCAGGTGCAACTGGAATTTGTGCGGTAAGCGGTAGTTTAAAGGAAATTAGAATTATAGATCCTGGTTTTGATTATGTAGAAATACCACAAATAAAGATTACTGGCGGTAACGGAGTAGGTGCTAAAGCTGAAGCAAATATGGTTTCAGTTCCTAATGAGATTTCTTTTAATTCTGCAGGTGTTTCTACGATTACAACTGGAATAGGTGATGTTGGTATAGGAACAACAGTTTCTGTAATTGGATTTACAACTCATCATAGATTTAAAAATGGAGAAAGAGTTGTTTATAAAACTTTTGGAGAAAAGGCAGTAGGAGGATTATCAACAGATGCCACTTATTATGTTAACGTATTATCTCCCTATGAGTTAAAATTACACACTAATTTAAGTGATGCTGTTTCTGGGGTTGGAACAATTACACTGGAGAGTTTCGGTGTTGGAGTTCATCAACTTAGATCTTTAGTTGCAAAATCAGTTATTGGATCAATAAATGTTACTGACCCTGGTGTAGGATATGAGAATAAGCAGAGAACATGTGCTCCAGCAGGTATTAGTACATCACTTAATGTAATTAGTATTTCTAACCATGGATATAAGACTGGAGAAATTCTTAATTATACTGTACAAGGATCCCCAATTGGAGGTCTTTCTGCAGGAACAAATTATTATGTAACAGCAGTTGACAATGATTCCTTTAAATTAAGTTCTGTAGGCGTAGGTTCAACTGCAAAAGATTTTTACTTTAACACAAATCAATTCCAAGAATTTACTACTGCTGGTGTAGGAACTCATAGTTTTAACTATGAACCTATTTCTGTTGAAGTTGTTGGTAAAGTTGGTCTTGCTTCTACGGGTGGTCGTGATTTCAAAGCAGTTGTACAACCATTATTCAGAGGTCAAGCAACTTCTATTCAAGTAACAAGCACTGGAGTTGGATATGGAGTTTCTGATGTTATTAACTTTAAAAGAGATCCTAGAGTAACACTGAGATCGGGTACTGGTGCTCAATTAGAAGCAGTTGTTTCCGCTAATGGACAACTATCTGATGTAGTAGTCAATAGACCTGGACAAGAATATAATTCTCCACCTGAACTGATAGTTACTGGAATTGGTAGTGGAGCTAAATTAACACCAAGACTCTCTAATGGAACCATTACAGGTGTAGAAATTATTAGTGCTGGTGTTGGTTATGGATCTTCTACTACAACCATCAGTGTTGTGCCCGCAGGTAAAGATGCACAGTTTGTTTCAAATTTACAAACATGGACTATCAACAGAGTTAAGAAAAATCAAAATAACATAGTTGCTGATGATGCGTTTATATCAGAATCCAACACTGGAACCGGTCAACTGCAATTATCCTATGCTTATGCACCAAGATCTCTGAGAAAATTAATTTTCTCTGTTGATACTGATGGTTCTACCCTCTATGGTAAGAAGGATCTTCAGTTGGTTAATAATGAAGAAACAACAAATACAGATCACTCTGGTATAATTGGTTGGGCATATGATGGACATCCAATTTATGGTCCATATGGATATGAAAATATAACTGGCGGAAATATAGTTCAAATGAAATCCGGTTATGTTGTTGATTTGAAGGACAACAGACCTCCAATAAGCGTTTTCCCCCAAGAATTTTTCCTTGAGGACTTTACTTGGGTTGAATCTACAGACGAATCTGTTTTGGACAGAAATAATGGTAGATTCTGTGTAACACCAGATTTCCCTAAAGGAACTTATGCATATTTTGCAACAATTGATAGTACAGCATCTTCTGATGGAATATACAAAGGATTTAAGAGACCAATATTCCCATATTTGATTGGAGAGTCATTTAACTCAAAACCAAATGACTTCAACTTTGATATTAATTCAAATGAGAGAAATTATGATGTAGAAAATCATAATTGGAGAAGAAATACTTATCCATATTCTATCAACAAGAAGAATAGCGGATATGATTACATACAAAAACCATATGATTTTGTAAATTCAGACTCAACCATAAAAACTGCCGAAAAGGGTTATATCGATTCCATTGGCATTACAACTGGAGGATCTGATTATCAAGTTAATGATAGAATTGTTTTTGATAAAGAAAAAGACACGGACTTTTTCTCTGCATCTAGGGTATCTAAAGTTGCTGGCAGAGATGTAACTACAGTTAGTGCTGCTCAAACTAGTATATCCAATATTGAGTTCTATCCCATTGGAAATGACTCATTTATAGGCGTCTGTAGCGCACCGCACAATCTTAAAGATGCTGATATTGTAAATTTATCTGGTATTTCAACGACTTCGGCAAAACTTACTGGAAATTATCAAGTTGGGATTACTACAAATACTTTAACAGTTTCTAAATTTATCGGCACTGTTAACGCTACCGGTATTGTAACTTTTATTGAAGTTTCAACAAGAAACTTTGAATATCCACAAATCCAAGAAAATGATATCTTAACAATTGGAACTGAAACTGTCAAAGTTTTAAATATTGACAAGAGATCTTCTAGGTTGAGAGTTTTAAGATCTCAGAATGGAGTAGTTGGAGTATCACATACAATAACTACTGCTATAAAAGAAGATCCTAGAAGATTTACTATTAATGTTGGTTATAAGACAACCTATGTTGGTAGAAGAAATAGAGAGTATTACTTTAATCCTGCTGAATCTTTAGGAATTAGTTCTTCTACCCTAACTGGTGCTGGATCAACAATTGTTTTTGCTAATCCTGGTTCTGGTGCTACTTCAAAATTTGTTTTAGCACAACACATATACTTACCAAATCATGGATTAATCACTGGCGATGAGGTTTCATATCATCTTAATGGTGGAGCACCCATTGGAGTTCAGACAGAAGCAACTGCGGGTGTTGGAATCATAACTGATGGAACTAAAGTTTTTGTCGCCAACTTAGGGCGTGACTTTATTGGATTATCTTCAGTAAGAGTTGGATTAGGGACCACAGGTACTTTTACTGGTATTGCAGATACAACTTCACATTGTGGATTGCTATATTTTGTTGGAGTTGGAACTGGTGTAAACCATAGTCTACAAACTAATCACAAAAAAGTTATTAAGGGTCAGATTGATAAGAATGAAGTAACAGTTTCTACAGCAGCAACACATGGACTTTCACGAAATGACACTGTTTTTGTTGAAGTTGACCCAATCTTAACACAAACTCAACAAGTTAGGTACAATGCACACAATAGAAAAATGTCTATTGGAGAACTTGCATTTACTCTTGCGGGAATTAGTTCAGATTCTTCACTTAACATAACTGATCATGGTTTAGTTACTGGTCAGTTGGTTATTCATAGTGCAGAAACTCCTGCCACTGGATTAAGTGACAATAGAGAATATTATGCATATGTTGTTGATAATAACAATGTGAAATTATGCGAATCAATTTATCAAACAAAACAACCAAATCCAAAGTTTGTTGATATATCAAATGACTCTTCAGGTTCACTTTTACCAGTAAATCCCCCACTCAAATTCTATAAAGATACGAGTGTTAGATTTGATGTAAGTGATTCATCTTTATCATATGAACAAAATACTACTTTATTACCTGCATTTACCCTTAAGTTCTATACAGATTCTAATTACATCCATGAATATATTACTGAAGGAACGGATACAGACTTTGCTGTTCGTCAAACTGGAACGTTTGGAACTCCAGGAGCTAGAGTAGACTTAGATATAACTAATGATACTCCCAAACTTCTGTATTACAAGTTAGAACCTTTAAGAATTGCTGGAAACTTAAAGGTTAACTTAGAATCTGTTATAAGTGAAGAAGTAAAAGGAAATAATGAAATACAAGTTTTAGAGAGTCTTTATAGTGGAAAACATGTAATTAGTGGAGTCACTACAAATACCTTTAGGTACTCTTTAGAAACTTTCCCAGAGTCAGTTTCTTATGCTAGTACAACAGCATCTGCGTTATCATATACTACTAATTCTAAGTCTGCATATGGTCCCATTGCAGAGATTGACATTAATGATAGAAGAAAGGGTTATTCAACATTACCTGGAATTAGCACTATAAAAACTTCTTTAGGAAGTGGTGCTATTTTAAAACCATCTAGTACAAAAATAGGTAAAGTTGTTAGAACTGATTTGCAAAATATTGGATTTAATTATCCAACTGACCCAACTCTAGCACCAGAAGCAAAACTGCCTCAAATATTAGAACTAACTACCTTCTCTAAATTCGATAGAATTGGAATTACCTCTTTTGGTCAAGGATACACAGTTCCTCCCGCTTTAATTGTTTTAGACGGAACAACTGGCAAGAGACTCAGTGATCTTGATATAAGATATAATTTAGGTGATCCAAATGTTAGTATTCTTCGAAATTCTCAAACATTGAGTAACGCTAATCCCGTTATTTTACCAGTTAATAATCCGAATGGAATTAGAGTCAGTAATTTAGTTTATGATGCTACTGAAAAAACAGTTACTGCCACAATGGCAGAAGAATATAGTGAAGATTTCCCTCTTTCCGTAGGAGATAAGGTATTAGTAGAACATGCAAGTGTTGGTGTAGGAACCACAGCAAAAGGATTTAATTCCGAAGACTATGATTTTGAGAGATTTGAAGTCTTAGGTGTGCATGAGAGTCTTGGTGGGAATGTAGGTGTCGTTACTTATAAATTCGACAAACTTAGTGCAACTGATACTATTGGAAAACTTGATACCACTAATTCTGCAATTACTTTAACCCCAGAAAAATATTTCCCAACATTTGAATTTGATTTAGTATCAAACAATTTCCAAAAAGGAAATACTGTTGTTTCAGGTGATTCTGAGGGAGTAGTTTCCCAATGGGATAATGTTAATCAAATGCTTATTGTTGAAAGTAATGATGATTTTGCTGTCGGTAGTGTTATTGAAGAAACAGTAACTGGTTCAAAGGCAACAGTCACAAAAAGATATGATTTCAATACTGAATATAATTTAAATTACTATTCTATTGTAGATAATGGTTGGAAATCTAGTATTGGTTTCTTAAACAAATTTGATCAAAAAATACCTGATAATGATTACTATCAAAACTTCTCATATTCTATTAAATCAAAAGTTCCTTTTGATGATTGGAATGATGTCGTAAGTTCTTTACTTCATAGTGCAGGATTCAAAAAGTTTGGAGATCTTCAACTTGAGTCTACTCTCGTTGGAGAAGAAGAAGATGCATTAGAAATTCAACCAATAGATTCCACAACTATTGAGATTGATATGATAAGTGTTGGTGATTTGGAGTGTGTTAATAACTTTGATTTTGCTACAGAAAACTTCTTACAAGGAGATACTGAGTTTTCTGATGAAATAACATTTAAAACTAGACTTATTACAGATTATTCAGAGTCTGTTAGTAATAGAGTTTTAACTATTGATGATATTAGTGGTTTATTCAATAGCAATAAGAGAACGACACCATTTGAAGTCGTTTCAAGAGTACCGCTAAACAACGGTCAAGCATCAAAATTCTTATGTCTTGTTAAAGATACGATATTTACCCAAGAGAGACAAATGTCACTCGTTACTGTGGTAAACAGTCGTTTTAACGGTCAATCAATGATCAGTCAATATGGTGATGTTGATACAGTATTAGATTTGGGATCTTATGATTATGCTATCGAAGGTGGAGAAGGAGTTTTGCAATTCTTCCCAACCAAATTTAAATTAAACACATATGCATTATCAGTCTTTAGTTACAACCTTGATAGAATAGGTTTGAACACTGGAAGTATTGGTCTTAATACATCTAACATTGGTGTTTCTACCGCATCTGGTTTCCCAGGTTCTTTAGTTAGTGTAGCAAGTTCAAATATTATCATATCTGGTTTTACAACAACTAATTTGATTACTTTAGGAGGGATCGGAACAGATACTCCTGGAACTAGAGCAGCAAAACTTTTAGTCAGTGTAGAAAACTCCAACAATCATAATGAATTTGAAGAAATTAGCATTATCCATGATGATACAAATGTTGAAATACTTGAATATAACCAGTTATCAAACCACACTCTTGATTCCCAGAGTGGTTCAACTGGATTGGGATCATTTAGTGCAAGTTTAGATGGAAAAAATGTTGTTATAGACTATCAACCAATTGCGGGTGTTACAACAACTCATGTTAATGTTATCGCTGTTGGATTTGCTTCTGAAGGATATCTTGGAGTTGGAACTGATGATTATGCATTTACAAGACTTTCTGCAGAAGGTATTGACATTGCATCATCAGCAACTCCAACAGCAACCACTGTTGGTCGATATGGTAATCCCGCAGATACCGATGTTGATGCGGCATATGGAATAGTTGTTGTTTCTGACAAAACGAATAACATCCACGAAATGATGGAATTCACTGTTATTGATGATGACACAACTATATCCTTGACTGAATTTGGAAATGTTGACACCTCAGGTGCTGGTTATCCTGTTGGACTTGGCACTTTGGGTGCAACTAGATCAGGAAACACAACTCTGATTAATTTTACACCAAATCCAAGTATTGATGTTCATGTTAAAACCTTTATCAATAAAATGTCAATTGAGCAGTTTGATACCTCTCAATTTGATAAAGATTTAGATTGTGCTGAGTTAAGATCTAATTTCGATACTTATACTGGAACAGAAATTACTGTTAAGAGAGATTTCCCTCTCACTCATAAAAATGATACGATCTTTACTAAAGAATTTAACGCATCAGACAGTAACGTCGTTGATTTGACTAATAATACACTGTTCTTACCTAATCACTTCTTTGTAACTGGACAAGAATTGGTATATGAAAGCCCATTAGGTATTAAAACAGACTTTATATCAATTGCATCAACTGATGGTTTTGTTGGTGTTGGAACAACCACTACACTACCTAGAACTGTCTTCTGTATTAAATCTGGTGAGGATAAGATTAAACTTGCTACAACTGCAGAAAATGCTCTTAAGAAAAATCCAGTCTCCGTGGCATTTACTGGAATTGCGGCAGGAGTTGACCATACTCTCACTGCAGTAGATGCAAATTCCAAAGTCATAGTAGCAATTGATAACATGGTACAAGCTCCTATTGTTGCAACTTCTGTAACTACGGGACTATCAACTGCCTTTAATCCTGGTAGAGATGTAATGTTTGTTTCTGGCATTACTTCATTCTTTGCTGGAGATTTTGTAAAACTGGGAACAGCAGATAATGATGAAATTGTAAAAATTATTTCAATTGGAGTTGGACAAACAAATGCGATGAAAGTTCGTCGTAGTTGGTTTGGAACAGGACTAGGAGCTCATGCTAAAGACACCTTAGTTACCAAGATAGAAGGTAATTATAATATCGTTAAAAATACAATTAACTTCGCAGAGGCACCTTATGGTAATAATCCTATAGGATCTGCCACCGATCCACCATCATTTAGGGATTGGACTGGTATAACAACATCATCTACTTTCTTTGGAAGGTCATTTATGAGAAGTGGACCTCCTGGTTCAAATGTTGAAACTTATACTAAGAATTACATCTATGATGATGTGTCGGGTGCATTTGATGGTCTTACCAAAGAATTTGTTTTAACATCCGAAAAACAAAACATAACAGGGATAACTTCATCTACTTTAATCTTTGTAAATGGTATTTTCCAAGGATTAGGAGAAAATTCCGATTACACTGTTTCTGAAAAATCTGGTATCTCATCAATTACTTTTACAGGAACCGCAAGTTCTGTAACTTATGATGTTAATAATGCAAATATTCCTGTTGGTGGAGTTCTTCTTTCTGTTGGTTCCACAACGGGAGGAGGTTATCAACCTCTAGTTGCTGCTGGTGCGACAGTTACTATCTCTGCAGCAGGAACCGTCTCAGCAATTTCTATTGGTAATAGTGGTTCTGGTTATAGAAGTGGTATTCAAACTACAGTAAATGTTGCTCTTGCATCCTCGTCAACAGGAACTCCAATCCTTGAGTTTATTGGAACTGCTGCAATAAGTGGAGGTCACATTGTTAGTATTGCTGTTACCAATCCTGGTTCTGGTTATACAATGTCTAATCCACCTGATGTTATCATTGATCAACCCACAGCATATGAAAATATACCACTAGTTTATGCATCAGGTTCTTCAGGCAATGGAAACGGAGCAAAAGTTGATATTGTTGTTGGACAAGGATCTAGTGTAGTTGAATTCAATGTTTCAAACTTGGGATTTGGATATCGTGTTGGACAAACATTAACAATTGGTATTGGTGGAACAGTTGGAATTCCAACAGATCCAACTAAACCATTTAAAGATTTTGAATTAACAGTCGATAGAGTTGATGGAGACAGTTTCAATGCATGGTCTGTTGGGGAATTCCAAGTATTAGATGACTTCTCTTCGCTGTTCAATGGTCAGAGAAAAGTATTCCCAATTAAATCTGAGGGTGAATTCTTATCTGTCGTTGCTGCCAAAGGTTCAAACATTAGTATCCAAGACAACCTTCTTATCTTTATCAATGATATTCCTCAAGTTCCTGGAGAGTCTTATGAATTCTTAGGTGGTAGTTCTATTAGATTTAATGAAGCACCAAAAGCAGGAGATTCTGTCAAATTCTTATTATACAAAGGAACTGGTGAAATTGACGTTAATGACGTTGATGTAATAGAAACTGTTAAGGTTGGCGATACTTTACAGTTTAGAAGTGGAAACTTTGAACAAAATCAAAATAAGAGATCAGTTTCTACAATTATTTCTGCTAGTGCTGTTAATACAAATGTTTATCCTGGACCAGGGTTAGCGAAAGATGAAACTGCAGAGAGACCCATAACTTGGTGTAGACAGAGAGATGATGTCTTAATTAATGGAAAAGTGATTGATAAATCTCGTGCACTATATGAACCAAATATCTTCCCAACAGCATACATTATTAAATCTGTTGGTGTTGGATCAACAGCAATATATGTTGATAATGCAAGACCTGGATTTAACCCAATCAATGAATCTCAACTTTCAGTAGCGTTCCAAAATAGAGTTTCTATATTTGATAATTCTGAGAGAGTAAGTGCTGCTGGAACTGCTGTTGTTTCTGCTGCTGGAACAGTCTCCTCTATTACTCTTTCTACTGGTGGCGTTGGTTATTCCACATCACCAGAAGTAACCATAGAAAGTCCTGTTGGATTGGGAAGTACTTATAGAGCAACTGCAGCTGCATCTATCACTTCTGGTAGTGTAACTAGTGTAACTATTACTTCGCCTGGAACTGGATATACGTTTACTAATCCTCCTGTTGTTCTTATTGGACCTCCTGCAGCACCTGAAACTGAAAATAATAATATAATTTCTTATAGTGGAGATTTTGGTGTCATCACAGGAATTAGTACATCATCTGTTGGAGTTGCATCAACCGCAATTCTATTTGATCTGGCAATTGAAGCAATATCTCCACTAAGAGACAACTCTAAAGTCACTACTCAAACAACAGTTAGTGGAATTGCAACAGGAGATTATTTCGTTGTTTATGATTCAAACGTAGGAAGTGGAGTCACTGCCCTTGATGAAAGTGGAAACACAATTGGTGTTGGAAATTCATTCCTTGACAACATTTATAGAGTTGCTGATGTTTCTATCGCAACCACTTCTGCAATTGGTGTTGGTACAACTACAGTTGCTAGGGTTACCGTTAGTATTGCAAATTACAATGGATTTACCGCTGCTGGTTTAGCTATCAGTAGTTTCTATGGAAGATACAGTTGGGGTAAATTAATATTCAGTGAGAGAGAAGGATTTAAGTCCTATGATGCCATTACTTCCAATGGTGTGGTTGGAATTAAGACTGGACCATATATTATAAGACAGACCCCATATAAGTCAATAGGGTTTGTAACCTAATAAATAACTAAAAAATTACAAAAATGTCTGCCATTATAACTGATCAGATAAGAATATTGAATGCGAAAAATTTTGTAGCGGGTTTTAACACGTCTACGAAAGCATACTATAGTTTTGTTGGACTTCCGAATCCAACAATAATTGATACTGATTGGAATAACGCACCTCCGGCACCCATTGATAATTTTGCTAGTGAAAATTCGACATGGGATACTATAATAGCACTGAAAAAAATTACATCAGATGATGCTAAGCAAGTAGTAAGAAAAAATGTTTGGGCGTCCGGTAGAACTTATGATTATTACAGACATGATTACAGTATAAACAATACACCCGTAAACTCTAACGGAACTTCATTATATTCATCGAATTACTTTGTTTTAAATAGTGACTATAGAGTTTACATTTGCCTTCAAAATGGAACAGACCCAGAAAATGTAAATGGAAGACCTTCACTTGATGAACCAAGATTTACTGATTTAGAACCAAGAGCTGCTGGAACTAGTGGTGATGGATATATTTGGAAATATTTGTATACCATCAAACCATCCGACATTGTTAGATTTGATAGCACTGATTACATGCCAGTTCCCTCAAATTGGGATACTAGCACAGACGATGCTGCAGTTAGAGATAACGCTGTTGATGGATCACTTAAAACCGTCATTATCAAAAACCGTGGTGTTGGAATAGGAACGGCAAATAGAACTTATACTAAAGTTCCTATCAAGGGTGATGGATCTGGTGCTGAGTGTACTGTAACAATTAATAATGATTCAAAAATTGGTAGTGTCGTAGTTTCAAATCAAGGATCTGGTTATACTTTTGGCAACGTCGATTTAATTGCGGGCGGAGTTCCTGCACCTAATGAATATCCCGTTTTAGACGTTATCATTCCACCTAAAGGTGGTCATGGTGCCGATATTAATAGAGAACTTGGTGCTACTAATGTTCTTCTATATTCAAGAATTGAAAATGATGTAGAAAACCCAGATTTTATCACTGGCAATGAAGTCGCCAGAATCGGTGTCATTGAGAATCCATTAGCATTTGGTAGTAATCAAATTTTAACGTTAGACAAGGCAAGTGGAGTTTATGCTCTTAGGTTGACTGGAATCGGTTATAGTTCAGCAATTTTCACTGAAGATACTGTTGTTCAACAAACAATAGGAACTGGTGTTACCGCAATAGGAAAGGTTGTTAGTTATGATCAAGTAACTGGTGTATTAAAACTTTGGCAGGAGAGAACTTTTGCAGGGTTTACAACTGTTGGAGTTGCTCAGACAAACCCTTCATTTGGATATAATTTGAATAGATTTACTGGTTCTCCAGATACTGGCGGAGCATTGACAATTACTGGAGGAAGCATCAATTTGAATATTGATGAAAACTATTCAGGTCTGTCAACGGTGATAAATAATAGGACATATTACCTGGGTCAAACTTTTACTAAAGGAGTATCCACGCCTGAGGTTAAACAATTCTCCGGTGAGATAATTTACACCGATAATAGACCTGCCATAACAAGATCTTCAAACCAGAAGGAAGATATCAAAATCATATTGCAATTCTAATCAACCATGGCTCAACAAACCAA